TCCCGCCAGCCAGCGAGCGTTTCGCCGAGGGGCAGCCACCGGTGCGCGTTCCTGAGCTGGCGGGGATCTTGGGCTGCTCGCGGGCCTGGCTCTACAAGCTGATCGGGGCTGGGGTGCTCCACCCCGGGCGCATCGGCTCCGACTTCCGGATCCCGGTCCATGAGGCGCGCCAACTCGCGCGCGAGGCCGGGGTGCTCAGGGAGTAGGCGCTTCTCGGTCTTTCCGGATCGCCTCGGTCTCGGCTTCGAGTGCGGCCATGGGGCAGTCGTTGTGATGGCTGTCCCGTGCCGAGCCATCAGCGGGGCCCCAGCCGCACCATGGGCAGTCGCCCATCTCGTCCCGGTAGTCGTCGTCGCGCTGATTGTCACCAACCGCCAGGATCAGCCCCCGGAGCCGACGCACCTCGCGGAGCACTCGGCGCAGATCGTCCGTGTCGAACGTGGTCTTGTTCGGCTCATCCCCGACGCTCCCGAGTACCACCACGAAAGCCGACTCGCCGTCCGGGTGGAGGTGCGGAAGCCAAGCCTCTAACCGTTCCAGCTCAGCCTCACTGATCCGCTGCGCTTGCCCGGTCGTCTGTTCCATGCACACAGTCTACACCCACAAACAAGCGCACAAGGCACACAAGGGAACGCAGACCGTAGACTTGCACGCGGGGCACGTCGCATCCTTGCGGCATGCTCAGTCTGGAGCAGCTGCGCGACGCGATCCGCGCGGCTCTCGAAGCCAAGCTAGGCCCCGCCTGGAATGAGGGTGTCGACCACTGGTGCATCAAGGCCACGTTCGCCGACGGGGTGATCATCGACCAGGCCGGGAAGCTCTCGCGCCTCGCCATCGCGGTCGACCTCTTCGACGAGGTCCAGCTCGGCGAGCCGGAGCCGGTCGAGATGGTCTATCGCAAGCTCGAGGCCGCCCTCGTTGAGGGCTACGGCGGCGGCCGGATCCTCGGCCCCCTGACTGCCCCCGGGTTCGAGAAGCTGACCGAGGCCGAGAAGACGGCGCAGGCCGGCTCTCTGTGGGCGGCCGTCGCCATCCAGGCCGGGACCTCGAAGAACCGGAACCACTACCCGGAGAGCGTGCTGCGCACCGCGGCACCGCTCTACGAGGGGGCCAAGGTCTTCCTCAACCACGAGTTGCGCGAGGACGTGATGCGCGATCCTCGCGACCTCGCCGGCCGCTTCCGCGAGGCGAAGTTCGCCCTCATCGAGGGGGAGCACGGACCCGTGGGCGCCGTGATCGGAACGCTCAAGATCACGGACAAGAAACAGCGCGAGCGGATGCTCGAGGCCGAGGCGGCGGGCGAAATCGACCTCTACGGGCTCTCGCACACGGCGCAGACCGAGGCCGAGTATCAGAAGCTCGCCGACGGCCCCGCGCTCGTGGTGAACCGGATCCGGGCGGTCGAGTCCCTGGACATCGTGTCGTTTCCATCGGCGGGCGGCCGGATGCTGCGGCTCGTCGCCGGCATGTCGTCTCCGGTGCCAGTCACCGAGGAGGGTCTGATGAAGTTCGCCGACAAGCTCAAGAAGCTGCAGGAAGGCGCAGCCGACCTGTACAAGCTGCTTTCCGCCCAGCCGACGGAGGCCGAAGTCGACGCTCTCCTGAAGGTGATGGAGGCGAAGGCCGCCACTCCGCCGCCCGCGGCCGTCGTGACGCCTCCCGCGGCCGTCGTCGCCCCGGCGCTCAGCGACGCGGACCGCTCGCTGTTGGCCGAGGTCCGCTCGGGACAGCGCGCCTCGATGGTCGAGGCGGCCCTACGCGGCGTGAACCTCCCCGAGGCCATGGCCGAGGAGCTGCGCAAGGAGCTGATCGCCCGCGAGGGCCTGACCACCGAGACCGCGAAGGCGGCCGTCGAGGCCAAGGTCGCCGTGGCGACCCGCGTCCTCGAGGGCTCGCGCGGCATCGGCTTCGGCGCCGGCATCACGATCGAGGGCGGCCAGGACGGCGCCGAGAAGGCGCTCAACCGCCTCGACGACATCATGATGTCCGACGCCTCGTCCGAGGCCCTGAAGGTCTACGAGTCGATCGCGGGCCGCAAGGCGACGCGTCCCGACTCGTACTCGATCCGCGGCGCCTACGTGGACATCACCGGCGACCGTCGCCCCTTCGGCCAGAGCACCTCCCGCGAGGGCCTGGTCAACATGGAGCGCTATCGGCCGATCCTGGCCAAGCGCACCATCGAGGGCCGTCGCGTGATGGAGGCCTCGGCGCTGCTGCTCACCACGTGGACCGAGGTCTTCGGAGACTCCGTCGCGCGCCGGATGATCTCGGAGTATCGCTCCGACGTGGGCATGGACAACTGGCGGAAGATCGCGTCCGTCGTGCCCCTGAACGACTTCCGGACCCAGCACCGGATCCGCGTCGGCGGGTTCGGCGACCTCTCGACCGTCACGATAGACGCCGACTACACCGTGCTCGCAGCGCCCGGCGACGAAGAGGTCACCTACGCGGCGGCGAAGCGCGGGAACTTCTTCGACCTCGCCTGGGAGACCCTGGTCAACGACGACCTCGGTCAGGTCCGCTCGATCCCGGTCCGCATGGGCAAGAGCGCGGCCCGGACCCTCTTCAAGTTCGTCACGTCGACGCTGTGCGCGGCAAACCCCACCGTCGACTACGACAGCGTCGCCCTCTTCGTGGCCGCCCACAGCAACATCATCACGAGCGCGCTCTCGCCGAGCCAGATCTCGGTGGCGCGCCAGAAGATGGCCGCGCAGACCGACATGTCGACGAGCGAGAAGCTCAACCTCTTCCCCTCGTGGCTGATGGTGCCGGTCGAGCTCGAGGAGATCGGTTGGCGCATCGTCAACGTCCCGGTCGCGAACGTCGCCGGCCAGAACGCCACAGAGCCGAGCTATCAGCGCTCGCTCGGGCTGAACCAGCTGATCGTGAACCCCTACCTGACGGACACCAACAACTGGTTCGTCGGCGCGGACAAGGGCTCCTGCCCCTTCATCGAGATCGGCTTCCTGTTCGGGCAGGAGGAACCCACGATCGTGGTGGGCGACCAACAGGCGGTCGACCCGTACTTCATCGCGGACCGCATCCGCTACAAGATCCGCCACGTCTACGGCGGCGACGTGGTCGACCACCGCGGCGTCGTCGGCGGGATCGTGGCCTAGAAGCCAGGGGATCAGCGAGGGGCGCAAGGTCGCGCCCCTCCTCCTCGAAACAGGAACAGGAGACAAGGTCCATGACGAGCAAGATCCTCCGAACCGCAGCGGCCATCGCGGCCCTGATGGCCCTGGCGCTGGTGCCGGCTTTCGCGGCCACCCCGCAGAGCCCCTACGTGGCGACCGTGGCGGCCACCCAGGCCAACACGACCACGACCTTCAGCTTCGACACTGCAGAAACCGTCTTCATCTCGAATGACGGGGCCAACGAGATCTATGTGAGGTGGGGCGCGGTCGCCGTCGCAGCCGCCACCACGAACATCCAGATCCCGGCTTACAAGAGCAAGAGTTTCACCTTCGCGCCGGGCCAGGGTCCCGGATCGGTCGGCATCATCTGCTCGGGCGGCGAGACCGCTACGGTTCGTGTGGAGGCCTACCCTGCTGGCGTGTTCGCTCCCGGTCCGGGGGGTGTTGTCGAGGGCGGTGCGGCTTCGACCGTCAGCGGCGCCCAGACGATCGGCTCGCTCGCGACCACGACCACAATGGACGTCGGGACGGACCTGACCGTCGGTGGCACGGCGGAGGTCACCGGCACGCTGACGCAGACTGGCATCGCGACCTTCACGGCCGCGCCCGTCATGTCGGCGCTGACCGCGTCGCGCCTGGTTGTCACCGGAGCCGGCAAGGCGCTCGCCTCTAATGGCGCCATCACCACGAGCAACGTCCCGAAGTCGGCGTCCTCGGGCGCGTCGCTCGCTGACAGCTCGATCTCCGACAATGGGACGCTCGTCACGATCACGAGTGAGCCCCTGTCGGTCACCGGCGCCTACGTCAAGGGGCTCCTGCTGATCTCGGTACCCCAGGCGCAGACGGTCGCCGACGACGCCGGTGGTACGAACGCCCCCGCGACGTTGCTACCGACGGCCAGTGTCGTCCTCGTGACCTGCAACGACGCCCAGGGCTGCGACGAGACCTTCGACGAGACGGGCGCCGTGAGCGGAACGATCGTCCAGGTCGTCAACCTCTCGGCGGTCCCGGTGACCTTCGCCGACACGGGAGGGCTCTCGGAGACGGTCGGGGCGCTGAGCCTCGGCCAATACGACTCGGTCACCTTCCTCTACGCGGGTGACCGCTTCGTGCAGATGTCCGCGGTGGTCAACAACTAGCGCGGGCACATTCAGGGAGAGAGGCTCCACATGGAGGAAGTCGGCGTCCCGGTCCAGTTCGACGCCACCGGAGACATCAGCGATCAGTTCGGCATCCTCCTGCGGAGCCTTGTCCTCACAGCCGGCGCCGGCGCGGCAGCTACGGCGGTCATCAAGAACGGCGGTGCTGCGGGAACGGCGGTGCTCACGCTGGCCGCCGTGCAGGGAACCTCCACCGTCGTCCCCGGCCCGCTGAAGATCGACAAGCCCCACCTGACACTCGGCGGCGCCGCGGCGGCGTTCAGCGTCGCACTGTAGGGGGCGGCCAGGGAAATGGCCACCACTACAACCACGATCGACGCGAAGGTTGTCCACCGTCTCCAGGATGCGGCGTCGAAGCTCGGATCCCTGACGGCAGGCAACTCGCCGCAGCGGCTCGAAGCAATCGCCTCCGCGCGAGCCGAGTACGAGCGGAGCTATCCGCTCGAGAAGGTGGTCCAGATCGCGGGCGCGGGCGCTTTCGACTACGCGGTGAGCGCTACCAACTTCCCCGGTTTCGTGGATGGCTGGTCTGACTTCCTGCGGATCGTGTATCCGTACACCGCTGCCGACCAGAACATGAGCGCGCTCGACGAGGCGGACTATGGACTCGTCCGCTTGCCCAGCGGGCTGTTCCTGCGCTTCGCCAACGCTACTCCGGCGGCCACCGAGCTGTTCCTCGCCTGGTACAGCGCACAGCACACGCTTAGCGCGTCGACCTCAACGATTCCGGTCTCTGACGATGACGCGCTCGCCGACTTGGCGGCGTGCTACGCATGCGAGATGCTGGCCGGCTACTACACACAGGCCTCGGATCCGACGCAGCAGGCCGACACTGTGGACCGCAGGAGCCAGGGGGATCAGTACCGGAGCCAAGCCAAGCGCTGGCGCGACGCCTACAACGCGAAGATGGCGTTGCTCACTACGCAGCGAGCGGCCATGGCAATCGCGGACCTGAATCCTCCGGCCTCAATGGGGCGCGGCGAGCGCCTCCTTTTCCACGACTAGCGCCAATGGCAAGCCTCTCCATCGAGTTCAAGGTCCCGAACGTCCCGCTCTTCGACGACCGCGGGCCGAAGGTGATCGACGAGGAGCTACGCGCGGCCGTCGGCGCCGGGGCACAGCTACTCAAGGGCGAGATCATCCCGCTCATGCCGGTCGGGGCGACCGGACTTTTCCGGCAGGGCGTACAGGTGAGCGTCACTGGCGAGGGCGTGACAGTGACGGGCCGCGTCTTCGATGCGGTGTCGTACGCCGCGGCGGCGGACCTCGGCACCCGTCCTCACTGGCCGCCGCGGGCGCCGATTGAGCTGTGGGTGCGGCGAAAGCTCGGGATCAGCGACGAGCGCCAAGCGAAGTCCGTGGCGTTCCTGATCTGCCGCGCGATCAGTCGCCGGGGCACCAAGGGCGCCGGCTCATTCCGGGCCGGCTTCGACGCTGGCAAGGACCGCGTGATGCACCTCTTCGAGCGCGCCAACGCGCGGATCGTCGCGCGCCTCACGGGAGGGCAGCCTTGAGCCTTCTCGTGCAGGGTCCGCTCGTCCGCGCGCAGGTCAAGGTGGTCCTGGCGGGGTCCGTAACCAACGCTGCACCGGTGTACGACTGGCTGCGGAACCTCACCAGCGGGGACGCAATCGCCTCGCTCGCCACCGACAACACCGGGCGGTTCCATTTCTGGATGTTCGGGCTCAGCGGGGCCGAGCCGGTGAGCGTGACACGCCTTCCCGGTCGGCTCAACCGTTGCGTGGTCCAGTGGGAAATCCACGGCTACTACGCCGAGCAGGATCTTGCCGCGAGCGAGAAGACGTTCGAGAACGAGGTCGCGGCGGTGATGGACGCTTTCGAGGGCGCCGACGCCATGCGGCTCAAGGCCGGCGGCGTGAACCTCGTGACGGAGTCGGGCCCTGCGCAGCGGTCGACGGCGGGGCTGGTGATGATCGGCTCGACCCTCTGCAACTACGCGCGGTTGAGCCTGCCGACCGTCCTGCACTTGGGGTACCAGTCATGACCGAAGCGAAGGTCTACGCGGCGCACGAGGGGGCGACGGTCCATCTGGCGGGCTACGGTCCCGCCACGGCCACGAAGCCGGCCATCGTCCCCGAGAAGGTCGGCCAGGAGCTCGCCGGACTCCGCCCGCCGATGCCCGCGTGCGACGCCGTACGGGTGGAGTTCGCGCTCGCCCCAGGTGTGTACGCGGCCCCGGAGCTCGTCGCTGCGGTCGGCGGGCTTGGCCTCGTGCTCGAGCCCACTCCCGAAGGCCGCCCGATCGTGACCGCCGAGCCGGAGCCTGCGGATTTCGTCTTCCCAGCGGACGCGGTGGCCCTGCCCGAGCCGGAGGCCGCCCCGGAGCCACCCCCACGGCTCGCCCGAGGGCGCAGGTTCAAGAATCGTCCAGCCGATGAGCCGGTGGACACGGCAGCGCCGGACGCGGCGCCGCCCGCAGAGAGTGAGGAGTAAGGACAATGCCGATTACGAGACCCCTCGGCCACGAAGTAGAGTTTGCCGTTCAGAAGGAATCCGGTGGCTACGGCGTCGACCCCGGCGCGGTCGGCGCGGGCGACTTCTTCGTCCACCAGGCCGGGCCCGACGCCATCAAGCGCGTGATCGCGCGCTTCGACCGGGACAAGGACGCTCGCTACAACAGCCACAGCGTCATCACCACGCAGAAGGGCCGCGAGTCGTCGACCTGGTCGCTCTCGATGCTCTTCTGCCCGTCGGGCGTGGCATCGGCCCCGACCGAGCCCGACATCGACGCCTTTCTCGAGGCGTGGATCAGCTCGAAGCACAAGGCGACCGCCCACACGACCACTCGAGCGGGCTCCGCGGGCGTGGCGATCTGCCTGGCGGCCGGCGGCGGTGCGGCCTCGGGTCTCGCGGCGAAGGACATGTTCTCGGTCGACGTCGACGGCGCCGGGGCATACGAGGTGCGCCAGGTCGTGAGCCTGGGCGCGGCCGTGTCGGCTACCGCGGCGATCGGAGCCGGTGTAGACGGAGTCGTGACCACGACAGTCGATGCCGCAGGCACGGCGGGCAACACCTGGACGATCGAGGTCGTGGCTGGCGTCGGGCTCAACGTGGCCCTGAGCGCAAACACGGTGGGAACGGACATCACGGTCACGCTCGGGACCGACGGGGCCGGGGCGCTGGACCCCACGAAGAACACCGCGACCCTGGTGGCCGGAGTAATCACTGCGCTGGCTCTCGTCACGGCCGCCGCCAGCGGCACGGGCGCGACGCCCCTGGCCGCCCCCGAGGGGCCTACTACGTTCACGGGCGGGCTGGGGATCGGTGACAACCTCACGGTGGACCGGGCCTTCACCTCGGGTCCGGCCGCGGGGCGCACGGTCAAGGTCGGGACGACATACCTGCTCTCCGCCTCGGCCGATCTGATCTCCCTCACGCTCAAGCAGTTCATCGACGGCGAGACCCGGAAGCGGAAGACCACCGGCAACAGCGTCTCCGATGGCGAGCTCAAGATCGCGCTGGGTGAGAAGACACCCGTCCTCACGGTGACGCTCTCGGGCGCTGGCCAGGCCGACGAGGCGCTCGGCGACGCCAGGCCTGCCTCGCCGACGACGGCCGGTCAGCCACTCGTCCCGGACAACGTGCGCGTCTGGATCGGAACGGGCGCGGCCCCGGACGAGTTCACCCTCGCCGGAGACCTGAGCCTCACGTTCAACAACGGGATCGTCCTCTGTGAGAACGAGGGCGGGTCGCTCGAGCCGTCGCGGCTGAAGCGCACCGGGAACGACGGCAACTACATGGTGGGCATGTCCCTGGGGCTCTACGGGACAGAGGGGGACGAGGACACCCTCGCGCTGTTCGACGACGCGCAGACGCTCACGGCGAAGGACGTCCTGGTTCAGGTCGGGCGCGATCCCGGCGCCATCCTGGCCTGGCGCTGCCCGGCGTTCAAGTCCGAGCCGAGCCTGACGAAACTCGAGGGCGAGGTCGGGATCAACTACGGCGGCGGGCGGTGCTACGGAATCCTCGGCGACGACGAGCTGACGCTGTACGTCGGCTAGGTGGGAGGGGCATCGAATGAAGAAGCTGCTCAAGACGTGGCACGACTTCGAGGTCCAGGTCGCGGGCGAGACGATCAAGCTCCGGCTCCGGTCCCCCAGGGTCGGCGACTGCCCGGATTTCCTGCGCAAGGTGGACGAGTACGAGCAGGCGCTCAATAGGGCGGCCTGGGCGTTCATCGAGGCCCGCCGGGCGAAGATCCCGGCACCATTGCCGGAGCTGGGTGACGCGACGGTGGCTAAGAAGGATGAGGCCCCGCCTCTGCTCTCGGCCGAGGAAAGCGCCGCGATCGTCGCGAAGCATCCCGCGCTCTCGGATCCATTCCACGTGATCCAAGGCAACAGGGACGACGTGCGGACCCTCTTCGAGGCCTGCGTCCGGCCCGGCGAAGAGCTGGAGGATGAAGACGGACCGATCGCGACGGGCGCCGAAGTTCTGGACCGGGCGCTCAACCTGCTCGGGGTCCTCCGTGTCGTGCAGCGGCTCTCGCAGCTCTCGAGCCTGACGGTACTGGAGGGAAAAGTCTCCTCCTCGCCCTCCACGTCCTCCATGGCTCCGACGCCGACGCCTGGAAGTGGCGACTCGGATGCGACGTCCACCGGGCCCGAAGGTGGGATCGCGCCCTGAACTGCGCCGGCGATCCCGACCGGCGGGCCGTCGTGTATTCAGCCGGCCACCGGGACGATGGGAGACCGGCGATCGAGGTCACCGTATGCCCCTCTCGCCTGCTGGGGGAGGCCGAATGGGCGAGGGAGGTGATCCAGTGGTGGAGCTGGTCGGTTCCGTGGGATCCCATGACGGGCCAGCCGAGCGGCGCCCCGCGGTGGCCGCGGCGTGGCGGGCTGCTGCGCCAGACGAATCGCCTCTTCCAGGCATGCCAGCTGTTGCGCGCGGAGTGGCCGCGGCTGTCGCGCGAGGCGGAGAAGACAGCAGCGAAGCCGGCGAAGGAAGCCGGTCCGGAGTCCTGAGGGTCTAGCCGATGGCGACGCGAGAAGAAATCGAGATCCTCCTCAAGGCCCAGGATCAGGCGAGTGCAGTCGTGCGGGGGCTGAAGCAAGAGCTGGCGGAGGCTCAGGGCCAGAGCCAGGCGACCGGGACAGGCTTCGGACAGATGGCGCTCCAGGGCGTCGCGATGGGCGCCGGGTTCCTGGCGTCCACCGAGGGGCTGAAGCTCCTCGGCGGCGCGCTGTCCTCGACGTCCAGGGCTGTCGTCGAACTCGCTGCGCGCGCCGAGCAGATCCAGAACCGGAGCCTGATCACCGGCTGGGGCGTCGAGACGGTGCAGGTGCTCGACCGCGTCGCCGAGATGTCGGGCGTCTCGTCCGGGCGGATCGAGACGGCGATGATGCGGCTCCAGCGCGGGGCCGTCGAAGGGTCGAAGGGCTTCGACAAGCTCGGGATGAGCACCGAGGCTTTCCTCGCGCTGTCGCCCGAGCAGCAGCTTCAGGCGGCGGCCGAGAAGGTGATGAGCTACGGGACCGCGGCCGAGCGGTCTGCTGCGGCTCAGGCGCTCTTCGGGAAGTCGGGCGCCGAGTTGCTTCCGGTCCTGGCCCAGGTGGCGCAGGGCACGGATGACGTTTCGGTTGCGATGTCGGGCGACCAGGTCGCCGCGATGGCGCAGCTCGACGACGCGCTCGACCGTGTCAAGGGTGGGTGGGAAGACCTCATTAACCAGCTCCTCGTGACGATCGCGTCGAGTCCTGAGGTCAAAGAGGGGCTCGAAACAATCGCCGACGTGCTGCTCACGATGGCCCGCAACATGAAGCAGGGCCAGCAGGACGCCTCCGCGCTCCTGTCTATCCTGATGCGGATCGCGCATCTGGGCGGGCCGAACTCACCGCTTGGGCTCTTGCGTGCGGCCGGAGTGCTCTCCGGATCTGGAGCACCGAGCCCGACCGGACTTCAGGGATTCCAGGGCCTCGCCATGACCGGAGGCGGAATCGAGGGGCCTGCGGCATGGGAGACGGAGCGCGACCGCCAGCAGCTACGGCACCAGCAGGAGCGCGAGCGGGCGCACGCGAAGTATCTCCGGGACCTCGCGCACGATGAAGAACGCGCCAACAGGGAGTCGATCGCACGCGAGGAGCGCTTCCAAAGAGACCTGACCGCGCTCGAAGTCGACGAACAGACGCAACGTCGCGAGTCGATGAAGGCCGAGCAGTGGGCCGGGACCGAGGTCGAGCGTCTGCTCTACGCTGCTCGGCTCAGTGCGGCCCACGAGTTCAACCAGGCGATCACAGACGGAATCGCGGGGACAAACAAGGCCTTCATCATCGGGCTACAGACACGGGAAAGGCACATCCGGGATGATATCGCGCACGCTCGCGTTATTGAACAGCGATACCGGGCGGTCGCGGGCGTACTGGTGGACATCGTTGGCCTGCTGGCCGATGCCGCGAGCGGCACCCAAGCCTGGGGCATGACGCTTGCCCAGGTTGGGCAAGGCATCGCTCAGCAACTTGGCGGGCCCGTGGGCGGCATCGCAGGCGCCGGCCTCGAGCTGTGGATGGCGGGGCAGCGCCGGGACCAGGCGAACGCGGCGCTTCGCGGCACCGCCGACCAGACCTATGGCTCGTTCGATCGCGCACAGCAGCTTGCGGCTCAGTACGGGATGCCGCTGATGGGCGGGGGCATCCGGGCTCCGGGTCAGTTGGGCGACACCTTCGAGAACATGGACATCTCGACGGAGGAGCTGCAGGCCCAGCTCGACGCGCTCGCTGCCACGATCGGCAAGGCCGAGACCGGATTTCAGAACCTCCACGCGGGCCTGACGTCGGCGGGCCAAGCCGCCACCGGTTTGCAGACGATGCTCGCCGAGGGCTTCGCGGATTCGGGGGGCGCGATCGCCAGCCTGATCGGGACAGTGGCCGAAGCCATGATGTCGCAGGGCGTCGGGGCCTGGGGCATGGAAGGCAACGCGGCCTTCAGCCAGGTCAGCCAGGCGTCCGGGCTGGTCCAGCAACTGATCGCCGGGATGAACCAGGCGAACCTCGTCGACACGGACCTGCTCGCGACCACGACGGAGGCGACGGCGAACCTGATCGCGCAGGCGACCGAGGCGTCAGGGCTGGAGGGGCGCGACGCGACGCGGGTCGGGTTCGCGGCGAATGCCCAGCTACTGCAGGCGCAGCTCGAAGCCTCGATGATGAGCGGGACCGGGATCAGCACGGAGCTGCAGGCGCTACTCGACGAAGCCAGGGCCAACGGGATCAACATCGTGGCCTCGCCGCTCGTGCAGTCGCTCGAGGTACAGCGTGAGTCGCTCGCGGTGCAGCAGAAGATGCTCGGCGCGCTGGGCTCCGCTGGCGGCGGCAAGGAGGAAGAACCACCGGCGATGGCCCGCGGCGGCGTCGTCCTGCCGTTCGTCCCACGGGCCGAGCGCGGGCTCGTGGTGTCCCACTCCCCGGGCGGCAGCCTGATCCGCTCGGGTGAGAGAGAGGCCGAGCTCACGGTGCCCGTGCGAGCCGTCTTCGACCTGGCTCGGCAGATCGGGTCCGGAGCAGGCGGGGGCGGACGTTGGGAGGTGGCGCCGGTCTACCTCGACGGCGCGAAGGTCGGGGAAATGATGGTGCGGCGTCGCAACGCTGGGCTTGCGGGGTAGAGATGGCGATCACGACGACACGGCTGTGCGTCACGAACCGGATCAAGGCGACCTCCACTGTGCTGTCGGCGTCGTCGGCTCTGACCGCACAGCCTGTCTCGTGGCTCAAGGACCCGCTGCGTCAGAAGCGCTGGCGCTCCGCCTCCGGCTGGACGATCGCGGCATCCTTCAACGGGGTCATTGACTTCAACCGGGGCGGGGTCAAGAACGCGGTGCTCACGACGACGAACTACGCCACAGGCGCGCTGATGGCCGCGCAGATCGTTGTGGCCCTTGAGGCGGCGGACGCGGTCCCGGTCTGGGCCTGCACCTATGACGCGGGGACGCACAAGTTCACAATCAGTAGCGACCTCGCCTTTACGCTGCTGTGGGCATCGGGGGCGAACGCCTACCAGTCGCCGGCCATCGACCTGGGCTTTGCTGTTGCCGACACCGCATCGGCCGTCTCGCACACGAGCGCGAACGCCGTCTACCAGTCTCGCCACTGGATCGTTGCGGATCTTGGCTCCGCCCTCACGGTTCGGGCAGCGCAGGCGCACGACCACAACTTCACATCCGCCGCGTCCGTCTCGATCTACGGCAACGGTTCCGACACGTGGACGTCTCCAACATTCGGGGACTTCCTCGCTCTCAACACGGACGAAAATCGGCCGGCGCTGGTGTATTTCGCGGCAGAACAGACACAGCGCTATTGGCGCCTGCGGATCGCCGACTGTGGCAACAGCGACGGCTTCGCGGAGCTGGGGATCTGGTTCGCCGGGCCCTACGTTCAGCCGACCATCACCTACTCCAGCGACTTCGTGCGCTCGATCGAGGGGCTCAGCGACGTCGTGGTCACGCCTGGGGGCGCGCATTGGGTGAATCAGAGGCCGATGCGCCCGGCCTGGTCAATGGCGTGGTCCGAGATCCCGGAGGCTGATCGGGCGCTGCTGGCCGGTGTGCTGGAGGCGGCCCCGAAGGGTGAGTGCCTCTTCATCTCGTTCGACGCCGTGACGACGCCGCTCTACACGGAGTATGTGTGGCTGGCGAACGGGTGGCAGGAAGGCCTTACGGCCGGCGCGTACTTCGACGTCAAGATCCCGGCTCTGTATCGTGCTCTCTGACGGCCCGATCGCGTCGCGTGTCGGCCACGGGGTCCTCGGGCTCCGGGACAACCTGCGGCCCATCTCGGAGCTGCTCGCCGAGTCGCAGGCGCAGCGGCACATGTACTGCGACTTCCGGCCCGGCAAGCTGGTCGGTGGCTGGGGGGACATCGGCGGGGGCGGCTCCGGCGGGAAATACTACTCCTGCACGGTCAATGAGAGCTTCGACGGGAAGCTGCTCGACGTCGTCGGGATACGCTGCTCGAATCAGCCACCGTACGTCAATCAGCAGCCGCTCGTCCGCGTTGAGTCGCTCGCGACCTGCATCGCCACGCTCGGAACCTACTACGTCACCGGGACGACGGTCTATGTGTACCTGACCAACGGGGGCAACCCCGACACGACACCGCTCGTCGTGCAGCTCTCCGTCCCGCTCGCCACGCACGCGGTCATGCAGCCGACGCTCGGGCCAAACAAGCTCGCCGACGGACCGCTCGATGTCTGGACTACCGCGACGAACCTGACGAGCTGGACCGAGGGGACAATCGGCGGCGGGGCAACGGCTACGGTCAATCAGGACTCGACCACGGTCAAGCAGGGCGCCTACTCCTGCCGCTTCGAGGGCGCCTGTGGCGCGGGGGGCACAGCCGGCGGCGTCTACATCACGCAGACCGGGATGGAGGGTGTTGAGGGCGCCTACTATCGGGCCTGTGGCTACTACCGGACGCTGGTCGGCGAGACCGTGCACCCGCGCCTGCGGATCAGGATCGCGGCGACCGCGGAGTATCTGCTGAGCGACGGGATCAACACGGGCGCGGCGGCGGCGGAAGGCTTCGCGCTGACGAAGACGAGCGGCGAGTGGCGACGGTTCTGCTTCGACTTCCGATGCCCGACGGCGACGGCCGATCTTCGGATCCTCGTGGCCATGTACAGCGACGGCGTGGCCGGCACGGGCTCGGTGTGGTTCGATGGTCTCGAGCTGCGTCGGATCTACCGCTTCGAGCTGTGGGAGCCGCGGCTCGACGCGGAGAATCTGCCCACGATCGAGACGGCGCGTAGCGACAGCTTCTTCGGGCCCGTGTCGGTGGGGATCGGTCGGCTCGCGATTCCGAACGGGGCGCCGCGGCTAGAGGCGCTGATCGCGTCGTACGACTGGATGGGCGGCGATGTCGTGATGAAGGTCGGGGGGCGGTTCCCGAACGGGGGTGACGAGATTCTGTTCGACGAGTGCCCGGTCGTCAGCATCGCGAAGATGGCGGACGTGAGGCTCAGCGACGAGGCTCTGGAGATCGACCTAGAAGATGATCGGAAGATCCTCAAGACGATCTTGCCGACAGACACATGCACGCTCGACCGCTACTCCGACCTCGCCGAGCGCGACAACGGGCGACCCATACCCTTGGTGTTCGGAACCGTAATGATTACCCGTCCGGCGCGCATCTCGAAGCAGACAGGGACGGAGCTGGGGCTCGGCAACTACGTATTGGCTGACGTGGGGCGGGCGGTGAATGGGATCGAGGCACCGTCGGCCGTCTGGTCGTATCTCGACGAGCAGGCTGCTGACAAGATCGACAGCACGAAGCGCCTAGAGTTCCTGGATCTGGGGTTGTCGGCCAACGAGATGGACAACGCTCTACTTACGCCAGACTTCGATTTGAGGCCCATTATCATTGAGGCTGGCGTAAATGACCGTCTGGACTTCAGCGTCGCGGGCGTGCCATATGTCGCAACGTTTGGTGGTGGAAAGTATCATTGGGACCACTCTGGGTCTTTGCGACTCAATGACGTGCTACAGACTGCTCTGAATGCCGCAGGGGCGGGCGCCATCTTCAACTACCCGACCTATGCTCTAGCGACCGCCGGGAAAGCCACATTCACGGCGAGCGCTGCCTTTGCCATCCTGACGGGGACCGGGGCCAACAAGCATCGGAGCCTCTGGCGAACACTCGGGTTCACCTCCGGCGCAGACGTGGGCGCTGCCGCGTCGCAAACTAGCGATACCGGAATGTTCGTGAACTGCGATTCACAGCACGTTCTCCGCATCAAGCTTCGTGGCTTCCAGGACGATGCTTCGGGGACCTACACAGGAAACTCGAATCAGCAAATCGAGAAGTCAAGCGATATCGCCCGCTGCCTTCTACACCGCTGGGCAGGTGTTCCCACTGCGTCAATAGACCTCGCGTCGTTCAACGCCGCACGGTCGACGCTCACGCAGGTGCTAGCGGTCTACGTCGGGATGCCGAGCGGAGAGAGGCTTGCGCTCGGAGAGATCCTGTCTAGGATCGAGGCTTCCGTGGGTGCAGACATCACGCTCGAGGGTGGGGTCTGGTTCTTCCTCCCGCGTGACAATACGGTGCCGGCGAACGTTGTGGACGTGTACGACTACGACGTGAAGGACTTCGGGAGCTACTACGAGCCGCGCGACCTCTTTCGCGCGGTCTCTGTGACCTATCAGCAGGACGCCTCGACTGGGCGTGAGCCGAAGGAAGAGGCCAGCGACTACGAGGTCACCTTCCGTTATAGCCGCTCGGAGGCAAAGGAGTTCAAGACCTACCTACCCACCGACGCGGCAGCGCTCACGCGGCTTTCGACCCTCGCCACGCAGGCTTCCACGCTCAGCCGCCGCTTCCGACTTACCGTGATGGGCAAGTGCCTACTGCTGAACGTCGGCCACAAGTTCAGGATCACCCGCACTATCGGGCTCGACACGACTGGGGCGCTCGACGCCGTGCTCGTGCGCATCATCAGCAAGGTTGACGATTGGGCGAACTGGACAAGCGACATCGAGGCTATCGAGGTTCCGTGAGCGGCCAACAGACTACCTCGTGAGCGCCGTAGTCGCGCCATTTACCCATCCCGCCCTCGATTTCTAGCCTGTACAGTCCGTAGTAGCAGCACAGGGGTCTCACACGGATGGAGGCTCGCGGCCCAACGAAGAACGTCCTTCGCCATGAGAGTTCCTTGCTGCCGTTCGGGTCGCTGCGGTCATGCGCGTGGTACCAGAGGACCGTCGGCCAGGAGTCGTGAGGCAGGGTGCTAGTGATGGTCGCGGTGCAGTCGGGCCCCGGCGAGATGTAGAAGGCGGGCTCTGGCGATGTGGTCTCGGGGCTGGAGGTAGGCTCAGGCGCCGGGCTCGTGGGCGCCACGGCTGCCGGCTGCGTGGGCTCGACCGGCGACGGCGCGACGGGCCCCTCGACGCTCGAGCACGCGGCCAGCACGACCACGACCACGGCGATCAGGCTGCGCATCTTCCACCTCCTCGGGTAATCTAGCGCAACGCTAGCCGCAATGCAAGCCAGAAAGTGACAGGGGTCACACACACATTTCGGGCCCGGGGGTATACGGGGCGCATGTCCAGGTGGCTGGGCCGGAGGTGTTCCGCCCCGTGCCTCACTCTCTACCTCAACTCGTTAACGTCATTGGATTTGTAGCCCACGCGACAGCAGACGAAATCTGCGGGATGCTCGGCCAGTGCGAGAGCATTCGGGCTGTTCTTCTGGCGCACCTCGTCTTACATTTCCCTTACGGCTCAAGCGTAGCGCTTGCTATTCCGCCGGATCCGCCTAGATTCCTCACCGCGAAAGAAGCGTCTGGACTGACGGGGCTTCCGCCCAGCTGGTTCTACGCTGCGGCGGCGCGCGGGGCCCTCCCCTTCGCGTGCCGGCCGTCGCCTCGTCGTCTGCGTTTCGACCAGGCGGGACTCCGGGAGTGGATGAGGGGGCAGCATGCCGCTCAAGGTCCAGGGACGGGGCGCCGGGCACCTCTACCGGCCGACGTACCGAGCCGGCGACGGTAGCACCAGGATGGCGGGCATCTGGTGGTGGAAGCTCGGGCGGGTACGCTGCTCGACCGGATGCCGGGCCGAGGGCGACGCGGAGCAGTGGCGGATCGCCCGCCTGGGCGAGATGGGGCGCGGGTCGTCCGTGGGACTCCGCGCCGCCGCGGTCACCTTCGAGGCCTGCCTCACCATGCTGGTGGACCGCCACCGGCTCGAGGGCCGGCGCTCCGACGTCGAGGGCCCGCTGAAGCACCTCCGCCACTACTTCGCCGGCTGGCGCGCGGCGGACATCACGGAGGACCGGTGGATGGCCTACGCGGCGCGGCGGCGCGCGGCCGGCGCAGCGGTCGCGACCGTGAACCTCGAAGGCGCGCGGCTCCGGCGAGCTCTACGGCTGGCCTGGCGCGCCGGCAGGCTCCAGCAGCAGCCGTCGATCCCGCTCCTGCCTGGGGCCACGATCCGCCGCGGCTGGCTGGAGGCCGGGGACCTCGCGGCGATCCTGGCCGAGCTGCCGGCGCACTACCGGCCGCTGCTCACCTTCCTGCGGCTGACGGGCTGGCGCAAGGGCGAGGGGCTGGCGCTCGAGTGGCGCCGCGTCGACCAGGCCGCCCGGGAGATCCGGCTCGAGACCAGCAAGACGGGTGAGCCACGCTGCGTCCCCTACGGGACCCTCCCGGAGCTGCAGGCCCTGCTTGAGCGGCAGTGGCAGCGGCGCCGCGATCTATGCCCCTACGTGTTCCCTGGGCGCGACGGACGGAGTGCGGTGGAGGCAGACGCCATGCGCGCCGCGTGGAGCCGCGCCCGCGCCCGCGTGGGCTCTCGAGCACTGATCCACGACTTGCGCCGCACCTTCGTCCGCGACTGCGAGCGTGCCGGCGTTCCACGCACCGTGGCGATGAGCATCACGGGCCACAGGTCTGAGACGATCTACCGGCGGTACGCGATCACCGCCGTCCGTGACCAGCAAGAAGGCCTCGCCAAGCTCGCGGCCCTGGCGCCGCAGGCTCAGGTGGTGGCGTCGATTCGATAGCCGTTCCCCCGGACCGCCCCGGTCCAACCTGCGGCCCTGCCGCGGGATAGCGCGAGGCTTGTTTTCTGCTTGACAAACGAAAGCGCGGCGCTTAGATTGAATGCCGACATGACGAGCACGGAACTCAAGGCGATGCGCAAGGCGGCGAAGATCAGCCAGCGGGAACTTGGTCGGCGGCTCGGGCGCCACGCCCAGAGCGTCACCCACTGGGAGATCGGCCGCTATCCGATCGACGGGCCTACCGAGATCGCCATCCGTGCGGTCCTCTCCGCGGCCGTCGAGGCCCGCGAGCGTCCAAGTCCAGTCCAAGCGGAGACTTCAGAATCGGCGTAACTGCCTGAGCCAAAGGGGTCCAGCGTCATGGCGAACAGCCAACACCGGGTTGACGAACAGGGCGGACTGAGCAGCACTCACCACGACCCATTGCGGGCTCCCTCCGGGCTGGACCCCGGGGATGCCCCTGTGGCCGTGGTGGGTGCTGCTGATTCCGTCCAAGGACAGGCCAAGCCCGTCTTCGTGTGCGCATGGCATGAAGACAAGGCGGCGCGCCACGCCGAGATCGAGGCCGCGGGCGGGCTGGCCTCCGATGGAATCTGCGGCCCCTGTCGCGAGCTGCACTTCCCCAGGATTGAGGCCAGCCGATGACCGTCTACGCCTACGAGCCCTTCCTGCTCTGCGGGACGTGCGGCGTGACACGCCACCACGTCAGCCATAAGGAGCCGGTGCAGCTCGCAAGCGGGCGCGTGGACTTCTTCAAGCTGCGCTACTGCTGCAACGCATGTGAGCGCACCTGGGGGACCGAGACGGCCCTGCGCTCGTACGAGCCCGGATGGGCGGCCGAAAGGGAGACCCGATGATCGACGCTCTGGCCGTAGTCACGAACGAGGCCGTTGAGGGCGTGGACGCTCGCGAGCTGCACCGGATCCTCGGCGTAGGGCGGGACTTCTCGCACTGGATCTGCGAGCAGATCGCCAGGTTCGGCCTGGTCGAGGGCGAGGACTTCTCGCCATTTTCGGCGAAAAGCTCCGGCGGGCGCCCGGCGCTCGAGTACGCCCTGAGCCTGAACGCCGCCAAGCTGATCGCGCTCAGCCAGAACAGCGACGCCGCCAGGGGTGCACGCGCGGCGCTCCTGAAGATCGAGCGGGCGTGGAATAGCCCGTCCGCCGTCATGGCCCGTGCGCTGCAGATGGCGCACGCCGAGCTGATGCGGACGAAGCAGGAGCAGCAGCATGCCCTGGAGCAGATCGCCGTCCTGGCCCCGAAGGCGGAAGCGCACGACCGGCTCAGCGAGGCGAGGGGCGACGTGTCCCTGATGGACGCGGGACGCATCCTTGAGCAGCAGCCGCTCAAGTTCCTGCGGCGGCTGGAGGCCGACCGGATCCTGTTCCGCGGCTCACACGGCGTTCTGGAGCCGTTCGCTGAGCACCGTGACGCCGGGCGCTTCCGGGTGCGGGTGACGGAGGTCGACGGGAGGGCCTTCGTGCAGACGCTCGTCACGCCGGTCGGGCTGCAGTGGCTTGCCGCGCGCTACCCGGCGCCGCGCGCGCTCGTCTCGGCTGGGGGTGCTGCGTGAGCGGCGGCGAATGGGGCTACATGTCGGACGAGTTCGAGCAGCGCGCCCAGGCTGCAAAGGATCTCGGGGAATGCTGGCGCCTTCTTGCCGCCCTGGAGCACGAGCTTGATTGGGGCATCTCGGGCGACACGTGCCTCTCATGCGCCAAGCGAAGGGTGGCGGAGGCTCTCATCGTCTTCTTCAACGATCGTTGCCAAAGCGCAACCGCAGCGGTGGCTCGCGCGCGGGCACGGACCCACGGACAGGATCTCTGCCCTCGGTGCGCCGGTGGCATTGGGGGTGCTGCGTGATCGACTGGATCCACCGCGACGCCGTGGCGTGCGTAGAGGCTGAGCTGCAGGCGTCGGGCGTGAACATCGGCGCGGGCCAGCTACAGGTCGCCTTCGACATGGTCCAGCGCATCGAAGAGGCGGACCGCGCCCGGAAGCTGCGCGGCCTGGCGCGAGACCGCCAGCAGCAGGACCTCGACGAGGCCAGGCACCGCGCGCGCACCGTCGTCTCGTCTTCACAGCGATAGCAGGAGGGGCCATGTTGACCAAGATCCGCCGTCTACTCGCCGCCGCGAACGCGTGCTGCTCGCTGGCGAACCACCACAACAGGCGCGCTGCCTCGATTATCACCGGTGCGCACGCGTCGAGGCTCGCGTGAGCGGCTCTCGCTGCAAGGCGATCAAGGCCGCGTTCCTCGCGCGGCACGGGCGGGCTCCGGGGATCATCCAGATCGCCCCTGACGCCGCCGCCGGCCGCCTCTACCGCGTGGGCAAGGTCAAGACGGTGCGCGCCGTGTCGCACTGGCGGCGCCTCAAGGCGGAGCAGAAGCGGGAGGCGTCGACGCCGCGCACCTCCGCTCCGGGCTCCGTGGTGCAGCTGGCCCGCCTGGACGCGAAGAAGCGCGAGGCCAAGCGGCGGGACCGGAAGCGCGAGGCATCCGCATGAGCGCCCCTGCGATCGTGCACACGGCCCGCGAGCAGTGGCTCGCCAGGCGCCGCGACCTGGTGACTGCCTCCGACATCGCGGCGATCCTCGGCGTCGACCCACGCCGCGGCCCGCTGGCCGTGTACGCGGCCAAGGTGTCCGACGTCGTGGAGCCCGAGGAGCGCCGGTGGATGGCGTTCGGCCGGCGCGTCGAGGGTGCCATCGCCGACTGGTACGCCGACGAGACCGGCCGCCCCGCGCTCGACCTCGGGGCGCACGAGATCCAGGTCCACCCGGACATCCCGTGGCTCGGTGCGACGCTCGACCGGCGGACGGCGGGGAGCGAGGCGCACCCGGCCCCGGCGGACGGCCAGGGGCCGCTTGAGGCGAAGGCCGTCGCCGGCTTCAAGGCGCGCGAGTGGGTCGAGGACCCGCCGCTGCCCTACATCGTCCAGGTGCAGGTGCAGATGGCCTGCACGGGCGCGCAGTGGGGGAGCCTCGCCGCCCTGGTCGGAGGGATCGCGCTCGCGTGGAAGGACCTGGTGCGGGACGAGGCGTTCCTTGCCGCGGCGCTGCCGGTGCTCGAGGCGTTCCGCATGCGTGTCCTGCGTCGCGACCCGCCGGAAGCCGACGCGCTGCCCGGGACGAGCGAGGCGCTGCGTAAGCTCTTCCCGCAGGACGATGGGGAGACGGTCCCTCTCGAGGCCGAGGCTCTGGCGCTCGCCGACGAGTGGGAGGCCGCGAAGCTGCTGAAGACGGACGCCGAGTCCAAGGTCGACGAACTCGGCAACAAGCTCCGGCTCCGCATCGGCTCGGCCACGTTCGGCGCGCTCCCTGACGGGTCCCTGCTCTCGCTCAAGCTCACGAAGAGGGCGGGCTACACGGTCCAAGAGACGTCCTATCGGCAGCTCAGGCGCTCGCGCCCCAAGCTGCGCAGGAGGTAGCAGTGTCAAGCGAACCCACAATCGTCCCCGCCGTTCTCCCGCCGCAGGAGCCGCCGAGCGTCCCGATGGTGGCGCCTCCGCGCTCCTCGGTCGCGTTCGACGCCGACGACCCCGTCGCCCTGTACATGGACGGCGGCGTGTTCGAGCAGCTGCAGCGCGTCGCGAAGCTCATGGCGGCGTCCGCGCTCGTGCCCGAGCACCTCCGCGGCAAGGTGGCGGACTGCTCGCTCGTCGCGGCGCAGGCCTTCCGCTGGCGAACCGACCCGTTCGCGGTTGCACAGCACACCTTCGTGCTCAAGGGCAAGCTCGGCTACGAGGGCAAGCTGATCGCGGCCGTCGTCAACAGCCACAAGAGCACCGAGCGTCGCCTGTCCTACACCTACAGCGGCGATGGAAAAACCCGCTCCGTCGTCGTGTCCGGACGGATCCGCGGAGAGGACAAGGACCGCACCGTCGAGGGCAACGTCGACCGCTGGGCCACGGACAACGAGCAGTGGCGGAAGGACCCGGATCAGATGCTCGCCTATCGCGGCGCGCGCCAGTGGGCCCGGCGCCACATGCCGGAGGCCATGATCGGGATTCAGGCCGAGGAAGAGGTCCGCGAGGCGGTCGATCTGGAGCTCGCCGAGTCGGGCGCGTTCGAAGCTCCGAAGACCTTGGCCGACCTGACGGCGAAGCTCGCCCCCCGGCCGGCCGTCCCAGAGGCCGAGAAGAAGCCCGGCGGCTGCTCGCATCCCGACGTGCCCCCGTCGAAGCTCGCGGCGCTGGCGCCCGGCAAGTCGCTCGTCTGCCCGGCGTGCGCCGAGGAGCTGAAGGCCGAGGAGCGCCAGCCGGGCGAGGACGAGGGACCGGCGACGGCCGTCGAGACGTCGAGCGCGCCGCGCCATGCGAGCCGGCCGTGTCAGGGGCGGCTGCAGGAGTAGACACCGCGGAGGAAGTGGTAGCCCGCGGGCGTGTCGGCGCGGGACGGGTCGGCTAGGGGTGGGTGAGGCCGGCTGGGAAAGGGAGGCAGCGTGGCGAGCAAGGCGAAGGACAGCGGGCGGCTCACGGTCGCGAGACTCACGGTGCGCAACGTCCTCGGCGTTGAGGACCACGTGATCGACCTCGACACCATCACCGTGCTGCAGGGGGCGAACGCGACGGGGAAATCGAGCCACCTAAAGGCGTTGCGCTCGGCGCTCGGGATCGACAGGACGGCGCTCGCGCGCCTGGCGCGGCTCAGCGACACCCCAGGCGAGGCCGAGGATCCGACCGTCGAGGTGCTCCTCGTCGGCGACGGCCGCGAGGTCCAGGTCACGCGTAAGGGCTCAGGCTCTCCCGAGGTCAAGGAGCGCATCGGCGAGGACTGGCGCAAGGTGGCGCGCCCCGTTGAGTGGCTGCGCGACCTGATCGACGTCTCGGCCGCCAACCCGGCGGCGTGGCTCGCGGCCGACGACGAGACGCGCGCGACCATGCTGCTGGAGGCGATGCCGCTCGAGGGCTACAGCCGCGCGGCGGCGCTCAAGGCGGCGGGGCTCGAGGGCTTCACGCTGCCCGCCATCCCGGCCGGGCTCCACCCGCTGGAGGACCTCGAGCAGATCGAGGCCGCCGTGTTCTCGTCGCGCACCGTCGTCAACGGGCAGCAGCGAGACGAGCACAACGCGGCGCAGAAGCTCCTCGCTGGGCTCCCAGCCGAGGCGCCGAAGGACGCGGCGGCCGAGGTCGCGCTGCTCGATCGGGCGACGAGCGCCCGAGCCGCCGAGCTGGCTGCAGAGCAGGCCCGCGTCGCGGACGCGCTGGAGGCGGCCACACGCGACGCCGAGACGCATCTCGACCTCGCCGGCGCGAAGGTCAAAGGCGACTTCCGAACCGAGGCCCAGAAGCTCCGGACGGCACACGAGGCCCAGGCCGCAGAGATCCGGGCCGAGGCCGAGCGCCAGGTCTCGGCGTTGGCAGCCAGGGTCGAGCAGGACGTCGACGCGCTGCGAGCGAAGGGGGAGCGTGAGATCGCCGCGGCCGAGAGCGTGGCCGACGCCGCCGTGGCGACCGCCCAGCAGACCCACGCCGTGGCCCTCAAGGCCCTCGACGCGCATCGGGCAGCCCTCGCCACCGACCGCGAGCGCCTGGCCGCCCTGCGGGGGCAGCAGCAGTCCGTTGCCACCGACACGCACGTCAGGACGACGGCCGCCCAGGGCGAGGCCCGCGCGCGCCAGCATGAGGCCAAGGCTCAGGCCCTCACCGCGTCACTCGAGGCTCTGAAGCGCTACCGGCTGGAGCTGGCCGAGCGTCTCCCAATCAAGGGCCTGGCCGTCCACTTCGACGAAAAAGGCCGCAAGAGCTTGACCCTCGACGGTGTGCCGCTGAGCCAGGTCAATGACGGGCGTCTCGCCGAGCTCGCCACCGAGGTCTCTCTCCTGCGGAGCCGTCCGCCCGAGGATGGGCGCCCCTACCTGCCGCTCATCCTGCTGGACGGGATCGAGCGGCTCGACAAGGCGCGGCGCGCCGCCGTGCTGCGGTCTGTGGCGGCTCGTGGCGCCCAGGTAGTGGCCGCCGTCGTCGGGGATGGGGCGCTCCGGACCCTGCGCGGCGAAGAAGCGCTGAAGGGCGAGGCTGCCTGATGTACCACCAGCGATACCGAGGACCGAGGCCGCAGTGCTGGGCCGCGAAGCCGCTGACCGAGGGCGGACGCTGCACCGATAGGGCGCTGCCTGGGTCGACGCTGTGCGGGCCCTGCCTGCGGCAGCGGACGCTCATTGGGCACATCCGCCTCGTCCCTGTCGCGAGGGCGACCGCGTGAGGGCCCACACGCCGGGGCCGTGGAGTGTCTGTATCCCGACTCCCGAGCAACATCCGGGATACGAGGATGGGACACGCGATATTGACGTGTGGGGAGCGGACGAGTCCTACATCGCAGATATCGCTGGTCCAGCAGAAGTGCAGGAAGGCAACGCATACCTGATCGGCGCGGCTCTGGAGATGTACGAAGGGCTCGAGGCCGCCGTGCTGGAGCTGACGACGGTCGGTCAGGGCCATGGGCACAGCCACAGCAAGGAGGTGATCGACCGCTTGCTCGCCATCATCGCGAGGGCTGAAGGCCGATGACCGACCGCGAGGAGTGGCGCTTGCTGTGGTGGAGCACGGGCGGCGTGGCCCTGATCTGCCTCGGGGCCTGGGCGCTACCGACTGCGGCGACGTGGGCCGCTGCTGCGTTCGGGGCCTTCGCGGACAGGTTTCGGGGAGCGACCGGCGCGGCTGTGCTGCTGCTCGGGGGCGTCGTCCTGGCGGCTGGCTTCCTGGCGGCCTGCGCCTGGCGTGAGACGACGATCACGGAGGTGCCGTGAAGCCGCGCCAGCTCCTCCCGTGGCTACGCCGCCGGCTGCTCCTGGCCCCCTGGGTGGCGCGCACGCTGTGGCGCCGCCTGCGGCTCCGTGTGTGGACCGAGCAAGGGAAGTGGCTGGAGAACAGCTACCACTCGGCGCGGCTGGAGCACGCGAGGCTCACGGTACTGCTGGCGCGTCACGAGGCCCGGGGCCGTGAGCTGCGCGGAGAGGCGCAAGACAAGCTGGCGGTGACACATAGACACTGGCGGAGGTCGGAGCCATGAAGCAGCGCCCACTATTGACGACATGTGACCGCTGCGCGCGTCGGCGCCAGTGTGTCCTGCTCGCGGGGACGAACAGCTTCCGACTCTGGGTGTGCCGATCCTGTCTCGTCGCGATCTTGAACTCCTGCGCTGTCGGAATCTGGTCCTACCCACAATCGCGGCCCTCCATCCAAGCCTCGGGGACAAAGTGAGCCTCCGCGCTCCGTTCCCATGGTTCGGAGGTAAGAGCCGCGTGGCCGGCATTGTATGGGATCGGTTCGGGGACGTACCTAACTACGTTGAGCCCTTCGCTGGGTCGCTTGCCGTCCTGCTGGGCAGGCCAACGGAGGCCAAGACGGAGACGGTGAACGACTCGGACACCTACCTCGCGAACTTCTGGCGGGCCGTCCAGGCCGATCCGGTCGAGGTCGCGCTGTGGGCGGGCTGGCCGGTGAATGAGTGCGACCTGCACGCGCGGCACAAATGGCTCGTCAAGATCGCCCCCGACTGGCACGAGCGGATGCGCGCCGAGCCAGACTTCTACAATACGAAGATCGCCGGATGGTGGGTGTGGGGCGTAGCCTGCTGGATTGGCTCCGGATGGTGCTCGCAGCCAAGCTGGGAGGGCCGCCGGGTCCGCGGGGATGGGGCTCCATCGGAACAGCTCCCGCACCTCGGGAACGCGGGGATGGGGCTCCATCGCAAGCTCCCGCACCTCGGGGACGCGGGGAGGGGAACGCTGCTGTGGATGCTCTCCCTGGCCGATCGCCTGCGCCGTGTCCGCGTCGGGTGCGGGGACTGGACGCGGATCATGGGCGAGAGCGTGACGTCGAAGCACGGCGTGACCGGGGTGTTCCTCGACCCGCCCTATTCGGACGACGAGCACGTGGTCGAGTACGGAGCGCCGAGCCGACCGAACGTGGCGAAGGAAGCCGCGGCCTGGGCGATAGAGAACGGGGACAACCCGATGCTCCGGATTGCCCTCTGCGGCTACGAGGGCGAGCACGAGCTACCCAACTCCTGGCAGAAGGTCGAATGGAAGGCGCGCGGGGGCTACGGCTCTCAGGGTGACGGCGCCGGCCGGGAGAACGCCGGCCGCGAGCGGATCTGGTTCTCGCCCCATTGCCCAGGTAAGCGCATCTCCGGCCCCCTCTTCGCCGAGGCGACCCCATGACCGCGCTCCTGCGAGTCCTCGTCGGCTGCGACCGCTGCCCGGACGCTCGCCCCAATGGGCTCTACGCGCACGCCGAGGGCCCCTTCGCGCGCCTGTGCTCGAGCTGCTGGGTCGCGATGGGGCGCCCCTGGCCGCGCCACGCCAAGAGCATGCAGCAGGTCCACGAGTCCGAGGTCGCCATCCGCGCCGGCATGACGGCCCGCGGCTCCACCGACCGGCACATGGTCCGCAACGGGAGGACGTAGCTCGATGGCACGCCAGCGCATCATCAAGCCGGACTTCTTCACGGACGAGGACCTGGCGCGCTGCTCGCCGCACGCCCGACTGCTGTTCTCTGGGCTCTGGACGCTGGCCGACAAGCGGGGGCGCATGAAGGACCAGCCCCCGGTCATCCATGGGGCCATCTTCCCCTACGAGCCGGGGCTCAACGTCGACGGCCTGCTGGGCGAGCTGGCCGCGGGCGGATTCATCGATCGGTACGAGGTCGACGGGAAGCGCTACCTCAGCATCCCGAAGTTCGAGACGCACCAGCGCCCGCATCCCAAGGAGATTGAGAGCCTTATCCCTGCTTGCCCGCAAGGAAACGGCACGGCCGCGAAAGTACACGGCTCAGCCGTGGAAAGAAACGGCCCAGCCGGACGATTTCTGTCTGTTCCTTCTGTTCCTTCTAAGCCTTCGGATGTCGGTAGGTCGGAATGCATACCCGTCCCGGGCAGCAACGGCAACGAACCTCCTGCCCTCCCGCCGGCTGACGCTGCGGAACGGTCCATCCGGCAGAAAACGGACGCGCTGAGGACGAAGCTCTACGCGCTGGTGACGGAGGCCGAACGGCTGGACCCGAAGAAACGGGACCCCACTGAGCTCATCCGGCTGTTCACGTCGTACCGGAACCGGGACGGCAAGGACGTGGGCGGCGTCGTCAACGCGGGGCTTCTGACGCACGAGCGGCTGGAGCGGTCGATCGCGGACGCCGAGGAGCAGATCGAGGACTGGAGACATGGGAAACGATCGGCGTAGCGGGTCTGCGGGTCCGAAGACCTTCGACTCGAAGGAAGACCGCGACGCGTGGCAGCTCCGCCAGTACGGGCACGCGCGGAACGCCTTCCGCGAGCCAGACGAGCCGACCGACGGTCGCCCGGTTCTGGTCCGCGCTCCGTTCTGGCACGACGGCAACGAGCAAGCCGTGTACGAGGCCGCCGTCTCAGGCAACCCGATCAAGCCAGGCGAGGGCCCATTCACGTACATCAGGCGCATCTCGGCGCTGGTGACCGGCGAGGCCGGCGGAATCGGCAGCATGCCGCGGCGCCGCATGTCTCAACGCGAGTGGGAGCGAAAGCAGTGGGAGGTCAAGCGCGTTGGCGCCGGGTACTTCCGCGACCCGAGCGGGCCTGAGTCGTGAAACGGGTAGCAGGACGTAGGAACTGGAGGCCATTGTGAGAGCCACAGGGCACCGCGGGCGCAAGGACTCGAACCAAGCCGCGATCGTGGAACTCCTGCGCTTTGTGGGCGCGAGCGTGGGAATCACGAGCGGGGCACAGGGGGGCCTTTCGGATCTCATCGTCGGGTGGAGGCGCACGAACTACATCCTGGAGGTGAAAGACGGTGCGAAGGCGCCGAGCGAACGCCGGCTGACGCCAGCCGAGCAGTACTTCGTCGACCACTGGCAAGGGCTCCCCGTCGCGATCGTGGAGGACGAGGTGGACGCACTGTTGGCGATCGGGTTCAGCGAGCCCGAGGCGCAGCTCGCGGTGTTGGCGCTGGCGCAGCGGAAGGGCCGCAAGAGGCAGGCGCTCGAAAGCGAGAGACCAGCATGAGCACCAAGCAGGATCTACGCGAGGCGTTGGAGTCGAGCGCCGAGGCACTGCGCCTAGCGAGCGAGCGGGTGCGGGAGCTGGAGGAGAAGAACAGGCTTGCCGACATCATCATCGAGGACGCCAAGATCAACGAGGGCAAGTTACGGGAGCAGGTGCGTGAGCTGGTGTTCAGCCTGCATGAAGCTGCCGGGCTGCTCGTCACGGCTAGGGAGCTTCACGAGGATCTGCTCGCCAAGTTCGTCGCAGCCGAGCAGCGCGCCCAGGCCGCAGAGGCGCAGCGGGACGAGGCCATAGATGCTGCCCACTGGCTGACCCTTCAACGTGCGAGTCTGCAAGACAAGCTGGAGGCCGCAGAGGAGAGCGCGAGGAAGCTGCGGAAAATGCTGATAATCCTGGGCTATCCAGATCACGCCGCTGTAGGCGATTCGCCGCAGCCGCCCACCGAGAGAGCCCCGGAGCCGGAGCACGGTACATTCGCCGAAAGGTGCCTCTGTCCTGGCTGCTCGACGATGGTTCCGGGATGCTGGAAGGCCGGAATGTGCTTCCCATGCGCCAGCGAGGACTGCGAACACGAACCGCCGGCCGAGGCCCACGGGACGGGCGAGGGGGAGTGATGAAAGATCCCGAGATGTTCAGGGAGCTAGAGCGCCTGCGGGGAGTGGTCAACCTGCTCGAGATCAAGGTGGGGAACATCGAAGCCGCACGGGTGCAGGCGGACCGGCTGTGCGAGAAGGCCCAGCGCGAGCTATCGGAGGCGAAGGCCGAGCTGCGGCACCGGGACGAGGTCATCATCGCGACCGAGACGCTGCTGGGCGAGGCGAAGGCCGAGGCCGGGCGGATGCGCGAGCAGGTACGGTTGGCGAATCGTGCCCTCCGTGACGCCTACGTGAGCCTGACCCCGCTTGCCGCCATCGGGGAAGCTGGCGACATCCTCGCCGCCCTCGCGCCCCCCGCGTCCCAGGAGCCGGCAGCGCAGGCACCCCACGACTACGTACAGTGGGGGCTCGGCGGGAGATGCCTGACGTGCAAGGCGCCGCGAGCGGACCCCATCCACGACCCTGAGCCGACAGCGCAGCCGGCCAGGTCCAAGTGCGAGACATGCGGAGATGATCCAAGGGTCCAATCGTGCTACGCCTGCGAGACGCTTCAGCAGCCGGCAGCCCTGGCGGGGCATGCGTTCGTGTCCAACTGGGGAGACAAGTGCGACCTCGCCCGTCCCCTACCCGAGAGCGAGCACCCGCGACCCGCAGCGCAGGAGCCGAAGCCATGATCGACGAAGATTGCGAGTGCTGCGAGGGCTGCGGGGTCATCTTCGAGGACAACGAGGTGCAGGACTGCTCGGATGGTCGGAGGCTTTGTAACGCCTGCGCCCGTCCGGTTCTCAACGAGCACATGGCCGAGGACCAGCAGACGATCAAGGATCTTCGCGCTCAACTGAGGGCCGCCGCGCAGCCCCAGGACGCGGAGCCGAAGTGAGCCAGCCCTCGGCCCCGGAGCGCCTGGCCCGCGAGCTGCCGGATGGGACGATGCGGCGTGCGCTGATCCGTCTCGAGCGGCTCCGTGCTATCCGCAGGCGTGGCGATGTGCTGCGGGTGTGGGTCGATTCGCGTGGGGACACGCACGTAGTCGAGTCTGCCGAGCAGGTAGGCGCGCTAGAATGCGAGCCGGAGGCGAGGGGGGCATGAGCGACACGGTGTACATTGACGAGCGGCGCCGCGTGCTCCGCGAGATGGGCGCGCACATGCAGCGCTTCTACGACGACGCGCGTGCGGCATCGAGGCGGGCCCGCGAGCACCAGTTCCCGCTCGAGCACACGTCGAAGGGCTGGCGGCGCCACGTGCGTAGGCTCAAGGCGCAGGAAAGGCGAGGACGATGAGCGGACGCTACCGAGTCGTGGCCGGCGTCAACGACCGAGTCACGCACGGCCGACGCGAGATCGTGGTGAAGCCTGGACTATACAGCGAGCAGGAGTTCCAAGCCGCCGTGCGCGATGCCGTGGAAGAAGCTGTCGCCGAGCATTTCCACAGCCTCATTGCCCACGAGACGGCCAAGGAGATCATCCGCAGAGAGCCACCGGAGCGGATCACTGAGGCCGAGTTAACGGTGGTCGATACTCTGACCGCGAACGAGCGAGCTGACGAGACCTGCGTGCTACAGGTCGACTTCACACGCCGCCTCGTCCGCGATGTACGCCGGCTCCGGGGGCTGATTGAGCGGGCGTGGCCTTACGATGGTCCGGGCGGGCTCGCGTTCTCGAATCCTCGATACATGGACGCGATCGAAGCCGCCAAGACACTACACGCCGAGGCCGAGGCTATCCGGAAGGAGCGAGGGTGATGGAATGGGCGGGCTACGTGCTGGTGGTGGCGGTCGGCTTCGCGCTGGGCTTCGCCGCAGGCTGGGCTAAGTGCTACAGGCGGCTGGTGCGCCGGGTGACATCCGTCGATCCGGGCAGCTCGACGGTCACGATCGCCACAGGCTGGGATTGCCAAATCGGCCCAGGCGACAAGCTCGTTTTTGCCGACCGAAGCCGTTGACTCGCGTGCGATAATTGCAGCAGACGTGCGGCCGACGTCAGAGCCGCGAGGCCGACCGGGGTAGCAGCGACCTGGGGAGTAGGGGCCACAACCTTAGATGGGGCGCTCGCATCGAGGCCACCTTGGGCTGGGGCCCTTTCGCTTTCTCCGGGAGGCCTGATGAGCGTGCTCGGCAAGCCGGTCACGGCGTACGAGGCGGCCGAGCGGCTCATGGCCGTCGGGATCCGCGAGATCCCGGGCACCCGGGCGCACCCGTACATCTCCTGGGGCCTGCGGATCGCGGGCCTGGGCGAGACGCCTAGCGACGAGATTGCGAACTGCTCGGCAGGCCTGCTCCCGATCTGCGTGATGTTGGGCCTGCCGAGGCCGATGCGCCCGCTGCTCAACCCCGCGGCGGCGCGGTCCTGGCTGCGAGTGGGTGAGCCGGTGCGCCCTGAGCGGCTGGAGCGCGGCTTCGACGTCGTGATCCTGAGCCGCGGTTCCGGCGAGCAGCCGGGTCCTGACGTGCTGGCCGCTCCTGGGCACGTCGGCCTGTTCTCCGGGTGGGAGGGCACCGGGAACCCCGCGATGCTCAACGGGGCGCGCTCCGTGCGTCTGCTGGGGTTCAACCAGGGGGACGCGCTGAGCATCCAGGCCTTCGATGTCGTTCGCATCCTTGGCGGGCGGCGGCTCGCATGACCCGTCTCTCGAGGTACACCAGCAAGCCGGGCTCGCCATCTGGCGATGGCAACGCGCACGCTCCCGAAGGGCGGCTGCAGCAAGGCGCCCGCGCGCTTGGTGGTGGATCTGGGGCGGCGGCTGTCCAGTGGCGAGAGCCCCGCGAGCTCGCCGAAATTCCGCAACCGGCGGGCCGGCCGCGCCCCTTCGATCTGGGGACGACAGGTTTCGACGGCGATCGTCAACGCTCAGGAGCAGGCCGAGGGAGGCGCCCCCTCGTCAATCCAGCGCCAAACCATAACAGCCAACGACAACGAGCCGTTCGCACTGCCGCAAGCAGCGTAGTCACACAGACGCCGCGGCCTGCCCGCACAGGCTTCGGCGCCGATTCCGACCGTGCGGGTGGTGGAGGTGGCGCCTCCGGGCGCCCCCGTCGTTCGTTCGTGCCGGCCGCGGGATCAGCGGCTAAGCCTGTAGCGCCTGAGCGGTTGCGTTCGTCGGACCCGGGTTCGATTCCCGGCGTCTCCACCACTTGCGAGGTGACCCGATGAGCCACATGGTCGGCCGATTCCGCATCGTCGACGGCGGGCGCCGGGTGCTGGACGCGCTGCGCTGGCTGATCCTCTTCGCGCTCACCGCAGGCGCGGCAGCGCTGACGATGCCGGGCTGCGCCCACGTCGGGGCCATTGGCGGGATCGTGCTGCCAGCCGCCACCTACCAGCAGCTCAAGAGCCTCGAGGCCGCGGTGTGCGTGACGGAGCCGCCATCGGATGCCTGCCTCGACGTGCGCGCCGAGCTCGCGAAGCGGCCAGCGCCCGAGGAACCTCCCACCTCTCCGCCTGTCACGGAGCCTCCGTCCCCGCCACCCACCACCCCACCGGGGACACAACCCCCGATCCCTCCCACTCCCGGCGCTCTGATGGCCGGGGACCAGCCGCAGGGCCGGGAGTGGGAGCCCGCCCCCGAGGACGCCGAGCGCCTGGCTCGGCTCTCCGGCCGCGTCGAGACGGTGTTGCGGGAGATGGCTACGAGCTACGGCTGCGAGAACGACGACTGCCGCTTCCCGAAGCTGCCCAGGATCGTCGACGGCAAACTCGCCGCACCGAACGGGACGCGCGCCCTAGCCGAGGTAGTTTCGAAGCTGCGAGCCTCGGGCCTACACGCCGGCCGTGGCAACGACGACCGCTCCTGCATTGACGAGCCCTGGCCCGCCCACTGCGCCGACGACCAAGCGAGCGTGACTGAGGGCGACCCGGCCGACGTCGCCACCGTGTGGGAGAACGTGCAGCCGGTCAACATGGGCTCTCCGGTGAAGCTGCGGTTGAAGTCCATGACGCAGCTCGACGAGCACGGGGTCCGCAAGCTCTCGGCCTGGGTGCAGAAGGGCGACGTGGAGCCGCCGCCGGTCCCGACTCCGAGCGCGTGCGGAGATCCAGACCCCCTTGACCCGAAATGGCAGATCGCTTGTGTCCTCGGTGGTCATTGGAATCCGAAGCTCTACAACCCAAGGCAACAGATTTGGGACGCCACGTGGGTCTGCGACATCTACTACAACGACGAGCACCCGGAATGGAAGATCGTCTCGCACGAGTGGTGTGTTGCGATTGGAATGGGCTACTACGGAGGCACAGTTCCTCGCGGTCAGTGCCCACTCAGGGACGAGAACAAGCCTGCAGAGCGTGAAGCGTGCGAGGCCAGAGTTTACGGCTCCCTTATCTGGAAGGGTGATGGGAACGTGGAAAAAATCGAGGGCCAGCCGACGATGGCTCGGTGTCTCGACTGCTCAACCCTCTCCGTGTGCTGGGCGGATGGAACGCACTGCAAGGACGTATTGAAGTGAGCGGACTTCTCCTGCTGCCGGATTGCTTGCGGGTACAAATAGAGCCAGAGCCGACGTCTGGCTGCTGGCTCTGGTCCGGCAGTGTCTACTCAGCGACCGGTTATGGCAGAGCTACCCTTGCTAGGGTTCGGGGGACAGCGCATCGGACTATTTACGAGCTGCTGCGTGGTCCTGTTCCAGCCGGACTGCAGCTTGACCATCTCTGCCGAGTGAGATCATGCGTGAATCCTCACCATCTCCGACCAGTGACCGCCAGGGAGAACCTTCTGGCTCCCGGGTCTCTCTCCCCAACCAAACGGAGGGCGGAAGCGACACATTGCTATCTTGGGCATCCATTGGATGAAGACAACACCCACGTCAGAAAGAACGGGACACGTCATTGCCGAGAGTGCCGAAAGCGCGTCAAGCGTGAATCATACTGGAGAGCGAAGGCCCAGCCGCCCACGCAGGACGGGACGGCGAGCGCGGAGGTGCGGGGGTGAGAAAGGTGCAAGAGCTGGCCATCGGTCAGGTCTGGATCGACAACGACAAGCGCATTCGTGGCGTGCGTAAGGTGGTCATTCGAGAGCTGCTCCCGAACGGGGCCATCTGCGACGTGTACCTGAATGGCCTTCCGACAGGACGCAGAACGGCGATCACGGCTCGTCGCTTCAGGCCGAACAGCACCGGATACCGCCTGGAGCCGCCCGCCGCGCCAGCCGATCCGGGCCAAGAGAGGGGGACGCCTTGACTACATGGGCCGGTTTCTTCTTGGTCATATTCCTCGGCTCCCTCTTGGGCGACGCGGTTGGCTGGCTGATCGCCGCCGCGTTTAAGAAGTGGCGTAGCTTCGCCGCCTCTCGGGGCACGTGCCGGCGGCACCTACCGCTCGCCCTGCTCCTGCTGTGCTCCCCGGCGCTGGCCCAGGAGCCGCCGGATCCAGGCATTCCGGACCCCATGCAGGCCGCCACCTACGCTGAGGCGTACGCCCTGACGCAGGAGGTGACGGGGCTCGGCGCCGACGCTCAGCGGTACGAGGGCGCACGCTGGATCGGTCAGGCGGGCTTCGGGCCTTGGGGCATCGCGATCCGGGCGGACGTGATGGGGCTGCCTGGCGTCTACAATGGCGGCCAGGTCGAGACCTTCCGCGCGGCCGAGGCTGTGGTGGTGGCGCACCGGAACCTCGTGCACGTCGAGGGCGTGACGTGCGGGCCCGCCGCGGCGCTGGGCTACGCGGTCGCGCTGGCCGACGGCAATCCCAGCTTCGCGCGGGCCATGACGGCCGGCATCGGGGCGCAGTGCTCGAGCGGCGGGCGGACCGTGATCGCGCTCGCGGGCCAGTACCAGGCGGTCCCCGGCGTCGCCGGCATGGTGGGCGTGATCTGGCCGCTGTCGAGCCACATCTCGTGGATGGGTGACTTCGGCGTCGGGGCTCGGGGCCAGCGGGTCGCGCGCATAGCCGTCGCGGTCTCGCTCAAGACGTGGGGTAGGCGGTGAGCACAGCGCCCGACACGCGCCCGAACCGCTACACGCTGGGCTTCCTCGCCTGGCTGGGCATGTTCCTGGTGCTCGAGCTTCCGGCCGCGAAGGGCGAGGCCCCGGGCACGGTGAAGACGCTGTCGCGGCACTTCTGGCGCCGGTGGTTCCCGCGGCCGTACCAGCGCGTCGGCATCCTGCTCGCCGTCGGTGTCGCCCTGGCGCTCCACCTATCGCTCGAGGCCCCGGTACCCCCCTTCGTCGTCCTGGGCGCCTGGATGGGGGCGACGATCGCCTGGGTGGAGCTCGCGGCGTGGTGGGCCCGGAAGCACACCGGCGCGCGCCTGCGGACCCCCGCCTCGATCTGGTGGCGCTACTGGTCGCAGCGGTCCGCCTGGCGCTCGATCCGGTCCTGCGAGGAGTACGACGGCCCGCTCTGGCTCCGCAGCATCCGCTGGTACGAGCGCGCGCTGCTGGCCGAGGACACATACGCGGGGGCCGGCATCCCGCTGTGCAGGCGCTGCGGGAACACGTACGCGGGGCGCTGTGAGAACGTCGACCGCCCCGGCGCGGCGCCGTGCTGGGGGGTGGCTACGTGGGCTTGATCGGCGACGTGAAGCACCTGCGCCTGATTCTGGCGACGCGGGATCGACTCAAGGAGGCTGCGATGGGGAAGAAGCTCAAGGTCGTCGTGTTCGGGCTGGGGGCCGCGGTCACGAGTGCGCTGATGGCCCAGGTGACGGGTGCCTGCCCGACGCTGCTCGCGAACCTGCCGACGATCATGGTGGCTACCGCCACGGGGGCATTCGGCGGCCTGGCGACGTACCTCATGCGCCGGCCGCTTCAGAAGGCCGGTGGAAAGGCCCTCGTCACGGGAGCGGCGGCGGCTGTCGTGGCATCATTCGGGGCGACGTTTGTCCCGCAGATCGAACTCGTGTGCGGTCCGGGCTTCGTCGACAAGCTGCCTTCGCTGATCACTCCGGCCCTGTGGATCGCCCTCGGCCTCTGGCTCAAAGCCCCGCACGAGTCGTCCGGGCTCGGCAGCATCTCGACCACGAACCTGAACCTCAAGGGCTGACTACGTGGGCGACACGCCGTCCGGCATCTTCAAGCGCACGAGCGAGGCGAAGGTCTCGCTCTCGGCCGTCGTGCAGACCGGCCTCGCCGCCGTCATCGGCTGGCTGCTGACGATGATGCTCGGGATGGACGCGCGGGTGGCCCGCATCGAGGCCGCGAAGATGGAGCGGGACAGGGTCGAGGCGCTGCAGCTCGCGACCGACGATCGCCGCCTGACGAAGGTCGAGGACGCGAACACCAAGCAATGGGAGGCGATACGGACACTCCGTGAGCAGAAGCGTTGACGAACTACGACCTCGCCAAGGATCTCGGCCTCCTCACCCTCGTGGGGGCCGTCGTCCTGCCGTGGGCCGTAGTCAAGGCGAGGCGGGTGCTGCGAAGGCGTCGCGTATCGCGCGAAGCCCGCGAAGCGGAGCGGAACCTCGTGATTGCTCTCGGCGAGGCGTACGTCTCCGGCAGGGGCACCGGCCACACAGAGGCCGAGGTCAACAGGCATCGGACGCGCAACATGCTCAGGGTCAAGGACGCCCTGGAAAGGCTCGCACAGTGCACGAGGGATGCGACGTGAAGAAGCCGAACGGGAAGGGGACCGCGGGCCGGCTGCCGGAAGCGTGTATCGCCAGGCCCGCGCTCGAGGAGCTGTTTGGCAAGCTCGACGCTCGGCTCGATCGACAGCACGCACTACTGCGCCGGATCCTGCTGGCGCTCGACGTGGACCCGGACGCAGAGGGGTTGTAGGGGAGAAGACATGCCAATCCAGCTTTCGGCTGCAGTTCGTAACGCTCGCCTCGACGCTATCGAGACGGCGATCGGCGCGAGCGCGATCCTGAAGATCCGCACCGGGACAGTGCCGGCCGACTGCGCCGCGGCCGACTCAGGGACCGTCCTCGCTACGCTTAACCTGCCGGCCGACTACATGGCCGCGGCGGCGGCCGGCGCGAAGGCGAAGTCGGGCACCTGGCAGGACGCCACGGCGGACGCCGCAGGCACGGCCGCCCACTACCGGCTCTATGCCTCCGACGGGACGACGTGCCACCTGCAGGGCACCGTCACGGGCACCGGCGGCGGTGGCGACATCGAACTCGACAACGTCTCGATCGCGGTCGGCCAGTCGGTCACGATCACCTCTTACAGCTGGACCGACGGCAATGCGTAGCCTGCGCCTCGCGGCGCTGCTCGTGCTGGTGGCCTCGCTCGCGTGGCCCGCCATCACCACGCTCGACGGCGTGATCGCCGGCATGCGCCCCCCCGAGCCGCTGCTCAAGGTCGGGACCACCATGGAGGCCATCGGGATCCGGCACAGCCTGTTCTATGCGACGGGCGTGCCGGGGGCGGCGGTAGCCCCGTCTCCCGGCCTCGCGGGCGCCGCCCTCACGACCTACGCCGGTCAGATCCCGTGGGTGAACCCAGCCTCTGGAAACAGCTACCTAGCGCGGCTCTCCGTCTCTGGCTCGCTCGCGGGCCGGCTTCTAGTCTTCGACCGCCTGTGGCACAACAGCGGCATCGCCGTCACCACGACGACGGCGCAGACGATCAACTCCGCGGCTTGGCCGGCGCGCTGCCCGCCCGCTAGCGGGACGACCCCCGACGTGAACGGCCGGAACATCATCTGCGGGATCGAGGTCTCGACCGCGACGACGAACGCCGGGGCCATCACCAACACCACGCTCAACTACACGAACGAGAGCGGGACGAGCGGGCGCACCGGAACCATCAGCAGCTTCCCAATCACGGGCGTCGCCGGCACCTTCGTGCCATTCCAGCTCGCGGCGGGTGACTTCGGCGTCCGCTCGATCCAGACCGTGACCCTCGGGACGAGCTACGGGGGCGGGGCGATCCACCTGGTCTGTGGGCGCCTCGTCGCGGAAGCCGAAATCCCGATCCCGAACACGGGGCTCACGCAGGATGCCGTAACCCTCGGCATGCCCAGGCTGTACGACAACACCGTCCTCTTCCTGGTCTGGCTGCCGACGGCGACCACGGCCGTGTCGGTCGTTGGCTCGCTTACGGTGACGCAGGGCTGACGATGCCGAAGCAGGGAGACCTCGGCGGCACGCGGATCCCGGCGAGCGCCCTCCGTCCGGGCGGCGGGCCCGGCTCGACCCCCGACAACGCCCTAGTCGACGTTGCGGCCGAGGCCGTCTTCGGTCCGCCCGACGCCGGGGGTGGGGTTTCAGGCTCGGGGGCCTCGACGCTCGCCGGGCTGATCTGCGCCGCCGTCGCCGTGGTGGCGATCGCCGGTAGCGCGGCGCCGACTCTTGGGGCCGTCCTTGGCAGCGCGGCCGGCACCGTCTCTGTGGTGGGCCAGTCAAGCGCCACGTTGGCGCCCCTGACGCGCAGCGCGGTCGGTGCGGTCTCTGTGTCGGGGGCGGGCGCTGCGACCCTCGGGGCGCTCATCAGGGCCGCGGGTGGTGCCGTGGCTGTGGCAGGGTCGGGAGCATCCACCCTCGGCCAGCTCTCCAGCTCGAGCACGGCGGCCGTCGCCGTCGCGGGAGCGGGCAGCGAGACCCTCGACGCCTCGGGTGGGTCCTCCGCGGGCACGGTCGCCAGCCCTGGGATCAACGGGGTCGGGGCGGGCACGCTGGCGGCGATCCTCTCGGCCGGATCCGGGACCGTGGAGGTTGACGGCTCGGCAATCTCGCACCTGGATGCCATCGCCGGATCCTCAGCCGGTCAGGTGGCTGTGGCAGGCGCAGGGGGGGCCACCCTCGCTCCGCTCGGGCCCGTCGGCTCGGGATCCGTCGAGATTGCAGGCAGCGGGGCCGAGCACCTCGAAGACCTGGCGGGCTCGGCGCAGGGGGCGGTCGAGGTGGAGGGATCTGGCGCCGCCGCCCTCGCCGAGCTCGTGGGCACAGCCTCGGGGGCCGCCGGCCTGGGCGAGGTCGTGGGCCAGGCGGCCGTCACGCTTGAGCCGCTGCTCGCCGCCGCCGCGGGTTCGGTCGTCGACCCCGTGCACCTCCGCTTCGCCGTGACGCTGCTGTCCGAGGAGCGTTTCACCATCACGGTAGGCCAGCGCCAGGCGATCCCGCTGACGCTCACGCAGGAGCAGCGCTTCGGGGTGGAGGTCCACGATGCATGAAGAAGGGCCGCAGAGGCGCGAGCTGATCGCGGGCTGCGCGGGGTGTTCGATCGCGTTCGACGTCGAGAACCCGGACGGGACGCCGTTCGACCTGACGGACTGGGCCGCGTTCATCCGCTTCCGGATCGGTGTCGGGGCCGACCAAGACCGGCCCATGGTGGTCGACGATGCGCCCGCCGGGGCCTGCTCCTACACGTTCGAGGCTGGCGAGCTGACGCTGGGCCAGATGATCGCAGCGGGGCGCTTCGAGAAGGGCGAGAAGGTGCTGTGGTCGAAGGACCGGCCGCGCCTGCGCGTGAGGCCGCCGCTGTGATGCCACTGTACGGCTCGCTCGGACCCCTGACGCTCGGGGGTCTGGCGCAAACAGGACCCCGACTAGAAGATGTCGTGTGGATGCAGACCACTGGTGTAACGGTAACCGGCAACAGCATGACTAAGACCGGGGTTGACGGGTGGAATGCCGGCGGAATCTCGAAGCAGATGTTCGACTCCGGTGACGGCTATGTCGAATGGACCGCAACCGAGACGAACAAATACCGCCTTGTTGGTCTATCTCAATGGAACGTCGATGAGGGTTATGCTGACCCTGACATTGGGGTCAACCTTCAGGCGAATGGCATCATTGGGGTATTTGAGAACACCGTGTCGAAGGGGACGTTCGGGGCATTCACGGCGGGCGACGTGTTCCGCGTATCGGTGGAGAGCGGCGTCTTCAAGTGCTACCGGAACGCGGCACTCTTCTACACCTCTGCGACGCAGCCGCCAAAGTACCCCATCATCGTGGACTCGTCCATGTACGGAAACGGCTCTACGGTGACAAACGCCAAGATCTACGGCCTAATCTCTGACCCCGCTCACTATCTGCTGGCAATGGGCGACAGTAAGACATTCCAGAACGGATTCCAGGCCTTTCTGGCGCTGGATATTGGCTACACCATGATTGACTCGCTGGCAGCCAATTCGAGAACCACGGCGCAGGCCAAGTCCATCATAGACGCCGACCTCGCCTCGCATCGAAGGTTTGCCGGGACGGAGGCGGTGCTCATCAATTTCGGGGCCGCCGAAGTGCAAGCGATGCCGACCCAGGCTAACTTCGAGGCAGACATGACCTACATCGCGGATGCGATTCACGTGAAGTGGCCCACGGCTCAGGTGTACATCATGAGACCGTGGAGGAGAGGCGAGGACGCAGACTCCGACACGCTGGCAACCTGGATAGGGAACGTCGTGGCGTCGCGCTCAACCTTCGTCCATCTCGGTCCAGACGAGAGGGTGTTCCTCGAGAACGGAGACAACGGCGTTACGTATACCAGCGACGGTGTCCATCCGAACGTCGCGGGCTATGAACTAACCGCAACACAATGGCGGACCGTGTTGGGCTACTGAGGAGCAGACCATGCTGGAGCAAGTCGGCAACGCGGTCACGTTCGTTGGCTGGTTCACTGCGGCCAAGGTCGGGGTACCCGGACTCACGGTTACGTGTGATGTGTACCGCCTCGGCGCCGGCATCATCGTGACTGGCGCCAGTGCATCTGCCGTCGGTGGCGGGCTGTACTCCTACACGCTGGCGAGTGGCAGTACAGGCACCCCGGACGACTATTACGCCATCTTCAAGACGACGGATGCCACGGTCGACATGAAGCATACCCCGTCGATGTGGGCCGTGGGCAAGGCGGGGATCGAGAACCTGGACGCCACGATCAGCAGCAGGCTCGCCTCAGCAGGCTACACGGCGCCTCCGAGCGCAGCCGCCAACGCTGACGCCGTGTGGGACGAGGCGCTCTCCGGGCACGCCGTAGCGGGCTCAGCAGGAGCGAGCCTCAGCGCGGCGGGAGCATCCGGCGATCCGCTGCTCAACGCTGTACCTGGAACCTACCTCAGCGGGACCGCGGGCCACGCCCTCGGCCGCATCGGCTCCGCCAACGTCACCGTCGTCGCCCCCGTGTCGGCAGACGGCACCGTGCTCACCCTCGTGCGAGGCGACGACTACGCGGCAGCGGACGGCCGCGCCCTCGACTTCCTGGCCCCGACCGCAGGGTGGCCCAACCTGACCGCCGCCACCATCGCGATTACGGTCCGCAAGCCCGACGACTCGATCCTGCTCGCCGACTCAGGCAGCGTGGTCACGCCCACGGGGGCGAGCGCAAAGGTGCGTGTCGAGCTGTCCAGCGCCGATACCGAGATACTGGTGCCCGGCTGCCGCTTCGACGTCGAGGCCACGCTCTCGAGTTCGCGCATCGTGACCCTCGTCGAGGGCACCGTGGTCGTGGTCTCGGACCAGACGAGGCATCCCTGATGGCGAAGAGGGGTCAGCGGCGAACATACCGTCCGCCGTCGGAGCGAAAGCGGAAGCTCGCCGCCGCCCTCTCTGCTGGCATGTCAGGTCGCGACGCGGCCTTGGCCGCCGGCTACCCAGATACCGCGCGCGTGCGGAAGGGCGTGACGGCCACCATCGCGCGGCGGGATCCGTGGGTCCAGGCGGAGATCCTGAAGGGCCGCGCTCGGTTTGAGCAGGCCGTGTTTGCGAGCCTCTATCACCTGCTCGTGACTCTTGGCGTCGAGCGCCCAAAGCCAGGAATGGAGAAGCTTGGCGACATTCCGCTTGTCGAGGCCGTCAAGCGTGGGCTGTCGTCCGAGGTGCTGCGGGCTGCGGGATGGCTCAAGGACGGACGCCTCGAGCTGGTCGGGCGGGATGGCGAGGCCGTAGTCGTCAAGATCGAGCGAGTCATTGTGGATGGAAGCGCGCACGCTCAGGATTGAGACGCCTCGCGTCTTCGCCCCGCTGCTGCAACCGGCGCGCTACAAAGGCGCGTACGGAGGGCGGGGCTCCGGCAAGTCGCACACGTTCGCCGAGCTGCTCATCGAACGCGCAATGCTCCGGCCGGGCCTCCGCGCCGTCTGCGTTCGCGAAGTGCAGCGCAGCCTGGAGCAGTCCGTCAAGAGGTTGCTCGACGACAAGCTCGCATCCTTCAACCTGGCCCCGACTTTCCGCAGCGCCAAGACGCAGATCGAGACCCCCGGCGGCGGGCTCATCATCTTCCAGGGCATGCAGGACCACACCGCCGACTCAATCAAGAGCCTGGAAGGGTATGACGTGGCCTGGGTCGAGGAGGCTCAGTCTCTCTCGCAGCGCTCGCTTGACCTCCTGCGCCCGACGATCCGAAAGCCGGAGTCGGAAATCTGGTTCTCCTGGAATCCGAGGAACGACACGGACCCCGTCGACGCCTTCTTCAGAAAGACGAAGCCACCAGACGCAACGCTCGTCCGCTCCAGCTACGGAGATAACCCGTGGTTTCCGGAAGTGCTGCGGCGGGAGATGGAGTGGGATCGCGCGCACGACCCGGACAAGTACGCCTATGTCTGGCTCGGCGAGTACGAGCAGCACAGCGAAGCGCGCGTCTTTCGTAACTGGCGCGTCGAGGAGTTCGAGACGCCACAGGGGACCGTCTTCTACTTCGGGGCCGATTGGGGCTTCGCGGTTGACCCGACCGTCCTTATCCGCTGCTGGCTCGACGAGCGTAGGCTGTACGTGGACGCCGAAGAATACGCGGTTGGCTGCGAGATCGACGCGACGCCGGCCCTCTTCGACAGGCTGGGAAACGGGATGGCGCGCTCCTGGCGCATCACGGCGGACAGCGCGCGTCCGGAGACGATCAGCTACATGCGGCGCCACGGATACGAGCACATTGAGCCGGCTCGCAAGGGCCCCGGAAGCGTCGAGGAGGGCGTCGCCTTCCTGAAGAGCTACGAGATCGTCGTACACCCGCGGTGCCAGCACACAATCGACGAGCTGACGTGCTACCGCTACAAGACGGATCCGCTGACGGCCCGCGTGCTGCCCATCCTGAGCGAGAAGAAGAATCACGTCATTGACGCCTTGCGCTATGCGGTCGAGTGCTTGCGGAATGCTGTCGGAACAGCCCTCGCGATCGAGAAGCCCGATACGAAGGGGTTGGCCGGGAACTACGGCGCAGAGACGGGCGGGCTATTCGGCCGCCCAGGAGCGAGACCATGACGACGTGGAGCAAGGACAAACCCGACTTTATGGGGCGCCCCTCGGGGCTGATCGATGGCCTCCCGAGGGACGAGCGTCGGGCGCTCGGCGCTCCCCTCTCGCCGGCTCGCGGACTCGCGCGCTTCATCCCCGAGGGCGTTCGCCGTCGCATCGTCGAGGCCATGGGCGGAGGCTCGCTCCTCGGCCAGTGGCAGGGCGGGACAGGAGACGAGGACTTCTCCGGCTACCGGCCGCTCGGCCAGCGAATCGACGGCATCACGCGGGACCTCGACGCGTGGACGTACGACCGGCAGATCAGGATGGCGCTCTACCTCTACGCGACGAACCCGCTGGCCGCGTGGCTGATCGACAACCTGGTGGACGTGACACTGGGGCAGCGCGTCGGGTTCACGTTCGCGATCGACGCCGAGAAGGCGAATCTCGGAGCACTCGGCGGCGACAACCGCGCTCAGGGCGTCGTCGACTCGGCTCAGCAGCACCTTGCGACGTTCTGGACGCACCCGGCCCACAGCCTCGACACGCGCGCCCGCGAGTACGCGACGACGCACCTGGTGACGGGAGCGCTGCTCCTGCCGGTCACCTTCGCGGAGCTCGCTGGCAAGCCGATCGACGGACTCCCGATGCTCGACCTGATCGACGCCCAGCAGATCGCGAAGGTCGAGAGCGCGGACAAGTCGGCCATGGTCCCCGGCAAGGTCTGGTATCGGGCCCCGGGCTACGAGGGCGACTCGAAGCCCATCGAAGTCATCCGGCAGCGGGAACGCGGCGGCATCCTGGAGGGTCAGGCCTTCTACTTCCCACACCGTAAGCTCCTGAACCAGCTGATGGGTACCTCGTACCTCCTCGACGTGGTCGACTGGCTCGACCGCCACGACCAGTTCCTCTTCAACGCGCTCGACCGCGGGAAGCTCGCGAACGCCTTCGCCTGGCTCATCAAGATGGAGGGGTTTACGGAGGCGCAGTGCATCGCCTACGCGAAGAAGCTCAAGACGGAAGGACTTCTGGGCGGACCCGGCTCCGTCGTGGTCACGAACGCCAAGGGCGGGCTCGAGGCCGTGTCGCCGAACCTGCAATCGGGCGACGTCGACATCATGGCGCGGACCTTCCGGCTCCACATCCTCGGGTCCAAGAGCCGGCCGGAGTCGTGGTATGCGAGCGGCGGCGAAACGAACCGGGCGACCGCGGGCGACCAGACGGACGTGGCCTACAAGAACCTGCAGGCCTGGCAGGACACCTTCCGCGGCTGGTTTGAGACCATGCTGGCGTTCGCGTACGACCAGGGGCGCGCGGCACAGGGCGAGCTTCGGAGATCGTGGCCCGAGCGGTCGAGCGGCGCCGTCACCATCGCTGCGGTGCTCCCCAACGTGAAGGAGCGCGACTATGTGAAGGCGGGCGAGGCGGTCGACAAGATCGCGACCGGCCTCGAGTCGGGGATCTCCGGCGAGCTGATCTCGCGCAAGACGTCGCGGTCCGTTTTCCTGTCGGCGGCGGCGAAGCTCAGCGGCACGGAGATCGACCAGGCGAAGGAGGAGGCGCTCATCGAAGGCGAGGCCGAGGAGCGCGAGAAGAAGGCGGCCGAGATTGCCAACCAGCGCATGGCGGCGGCGCTCGACCAGGTGCCCGGACGGAGCCCGGGCGGCGAGCCAGAGCCCGACGCCGACGAGGCCGCCGCCGGGGAAGCGGCGTAGCAGCGGAGGCGCGTGGCTACCGTCTACCGAATCCGCCCCATCCTGCGACGCCGAGCGGCGATCGAGGATGCCGCTGTCCGCGCCCAGCTGCGGATCCTGCGGGCCGCCCGGCGGGACATCCTCGCGGCCATGGTCGACGCCGGGGCCTTCGACCGCTGGCGCCTGCAGCAGCTCCTGGGAGCGATCGACCGCGTGATCGCCCAGGCGCGAGGCTTCGGCGAGACGGCAGCCGCGGCCTCCACCGAACAGGCTTTCGCCCTTGGCGCCTCCGTGCTGCCGGGGAGCCTCGTCGGCATGTCGCGCGAGCTCGCTCAGGCCATCGTCACCGTGACCACCGACCAGGTGCGGGACGTGTGGGGGGAGCTGGGCTCGAACCTCAAGCGCTTGGTCCGGCGCGCGGCCCTTGGGGTGACGGACCCATTCAAGGCCATGCAGCAGCTCGCTCGCCTCATCCGCGACCCGAAGACGTTCGGCCGGGCCTTCTGGCGCGCGGAGTCGATCATCCGGACGGAGGTCGGCAGGGCCTTTTCGATCGCGAGCCAGGACAGCCTTGAGCAGGCGGCGGCGCGCGGCGGCAAGTCCGGGATCACCATCCGAAAATACTGGCTGACGGCCCATGACGAGCGCGTCCGCGAGACGCACCGCCAGGCCGGCATCGACTACGCGATCGGCAAGGCCATCGCGGCGGACGCGTTCTTCGTGGTAGGCGGGGAGCGCCTCAAGGAGCCGCTCGACCCGAACGGGAGCGCGGGCGAGACCATCAACTGCCGGTGCGTGAGCGTGCCGGTTGTAATCCTAGACTGAGGAGGAGTTATGGCGAAGGACGAGAAGACAAACGAGGGGCAGGACCAGGGCGCACCGGCCGGCGAGGTGAAGGCCGCAACGACGACGCCGCCCCCGGCACCGGTGCGCGCCGACCGCATCGTCCAGGCGATCAAGGCGCTCGGTCTCGACAGGGCCAAGCACGTCCTCGCCGCGCGGGAGTACCCCGACCGCGTCGTGATCGTGACCAACGGCGGGCAGAAACTCACCTACCCCGGCGACGAGGCCAGGGCGGCGAGCCTCACGGACGCGCAGAAGGACGGCATCCCGCAGGACACCCCGCACAAGAACACCCAGGCGAAGGCGAAGGCCACCCGCGAGGCGGAAGCCAAGGCTGGGAAGTAGGCCCCGTGTCCCTGTTCCCGCCAGCCAGCGAGCGTTTCGCCGAGGGGCAGCCACCGGTGCGCGTTCCTGAGCTGGCGGGGATCTTGGGCTGCTCGCGGGCCTGGCTCTACAAGCTGATCGGGGCTGGGGTGCTCCACCCCGG